CGCCAGATGTATTTCATGGCGTTGCCGAGGTTGAAGTTCATGTGTTCAGTGACGGTGATGCATTCGACGCCAGATGGGTGGTTGGTGTAGTGTTTGGGATGGTTGACTGGGTCGTTGATTTTTATTCCTATTACGGACTTAATTTGATCAGCGTAATCCATAACTTCCTCCTAAGGTTGGGAGGGGCTGTTAACCCCTCCCGGTTGACGATCAATCCGCCGATGCTGTACGCTTCAACTCTGCATACACCTGCGAACCATCCTCAGCCATGCGATGGGAAACCACCGCGCGGACCTGAGCGTTGACGATGTTCTCATTCCGGTTCCTCCGAGAGACGGAAGCATCGGAGATGTCTACGCCGCAATGCTGATGGAATTCATCGAGGCGGTAGACAGCGTCCTCGGTGAGGTAGAAGGTTGCACGGAGGGTTTTATTCTCCATGCCACCCATTGCTTCCAACTCTTCCGGATCAACGTCTTCCTCGGCAGCGACCGGCCGCAGAGTGAACTGAACGTAAGGGGTGCCTTTCTTGTTGGACTTGTCGTAGGTAGGCTGGCCTTGGACGACGCAGATATAGGTGCCGACCGGAAGAGGTTTCGGGCGGTTGATTTCGGTAGGAGCTTCGTCGAGGATGGATGCGAAGTTGGGTTGGTCGTTCATTGAAGGTTGTCCTTGTTAGCGGGGATCGCTGTGAACCCGGTGATGAGGCTGAGGATTATCGAATCAAGGTGTTTCTTGGCGTCGGTGATATCCTTTGATGTAGGTTTGATTTGATCCAAACCGATACGAAGATTGAGGATGGACTCAAGGTTCATACCGGGTTGGGGCGGAAGCGGGAGGGTTGTTGCGTTGTTGCGGCGGGCTTGGTTTCCTCCGAGGGCTTGCCACGAAGCACCTCGAAGAATGTTGCAAGGCCAGTCTCGATTGGGTATTCCTTGGCCATTGCGAACGGCTTGGGATTGGCAAGGTCCATCATCGGAGTCGAGTTAGTCTGGATGGTACGTTTGCCGTTCCGATTGGTGTAGAGAACAACCGAAGGGAAATACTGAGGGATTTTCGGCGAGAGCTTCTGCCCGACGCCCTGAGGGAATCCCTTGGTTGTTCCGTCCGGTTGATCTTGGTATAGTACATGAGCGATTACTATAATGTTAGTCCCCATACCCTTAGAAGTCAAGAGCGCGAGGAACTTTTCAACATCATCTTGCGCATTTCCATATACTGCTCGACCGTCAATGGAACCGCCTTTTCCTGCCGGGATGATAGATTCGTGATAGTCATATGCCGCATCGCACAGGCGACTGAGCGAATCAATGACGAGGATACAATCAGGTCCCCAACTTGCGGGTCGACCAAGGTCGATTTCAGTTCCATCATCGTCGGTGTACTTCCAGTTGTCGCACATTTTGAGAGCATCAATCCACGCTTTCGGACGGCCGTCGATCATTGCACCTGCCGGGCCGGATTTGTATTTGTCGCGGAGAGTGCGGAATTCGACGTTGTCGATCTTGTCAGGGCATTCTTTCTCGATCATGCCCTTGAGGATATCGAGCAGGTTGTCAAGGTCGAGGATGCGGAGCTTGTACCCTGCCTTGACAAGGGAGACGAGGGAGCCGGTCTTGCCGGACTTGGCATCGCCGATCAGGAGGAGTTTGGTATTGGCGTTTGATTGGTGGTCAGAGAGCTTAGCCATTGGGTTCCTCAGCTGGTGGGATAAGAATGTCGGGGATGGACTTGTCGAGTAGGTCAGCTAGTTCGCGAAGTTCATTTACTGTTTTCTTTACTGTTGTGGCTTTGTTTCTGATCCTCGCTATATAATCGACACCGGATACGACTTCGATAACTGTGTCGGTGGGGATGGTAGAGTGCGGGTCTTTTATACCCACAGCCTTGCAGAACTTGGCTTTCTTTTCGTCACCACCGTATGCGGGATATTTTCCGAAGCCAGTGATGACACCGAGTTCTTCGTAGGATATCTGAACTAGATAACCTTTATCGGTTTTGGCTACGACTTTCATGTCGGTTTCCTTTCGAAAGTGATGGTGACTTTATCCCCCGGCTTCCAACCCGGATCGGTATCGAAGAGGTGGATGGATTCGGAGGACCCAACGAATAGGACATACCATCCGAGGGAATTGCGCTTGTTCGTTACACCAAAATCTGTTTTTTCCCATTCGGTGTAGGTGAACTTTTCTTCGACCTTGTCGATGGTTGCAGCGATTGCGATTGTGTTCATTCGAACAAACCCTTTTCAAGTAGTTTCAGATCAGCCTTAGCCGCAGCCAGTCGGTTTTTATAAATGCTGATCTGAACTTCCTTACGCCGCCGGAATGATTCGATCGCATCAGCTTCTGTGGCACAAGCCCATTTTTTGGTGGCAGTTAGTTTTACGAACTTGTCATCTATCCAAGCGCCACAGCGAGTACGTTTTCGAACCTTGTACCACCACATTTCTAGTTGTGGATCAGTTACACCATAGTGATCTCTGTCTGCATCTATGACAATGGAATAGCGTTTGGCATCAAGTCGCCAGAGAACATCTATTCCATCTTTGGGCTTACCGATTGGATACTTCATCGCGACCTCAACGGGTTCCATCGTTCATCTACCTCAAGCTTGTGGAAGTCGCTTCGGAGGAATACTTCCCGAACTTCTGGGTCCTTGGAGCATATCCCACGGAACTTACAGCCGCCAAACTTATCACAGGCTGTGTCGTTCATTGGCCAGTAGTTGATCTTGGCGTAGTTCTCGGCGTTGAGCATGTGAAGGGTTGCGTCCTCGATCCACTCTTCGGTCTGGCCGGGTGTGCGGTAGGTGAATCCGCGGATGAAGTTGTGTGGCTTTTCGAGGAGAATTTGGGCTGCGGAGATACAGACACCTTTGATCGGGGTGTCGAGGAGGACTTGAGCAGCCAGTGTGTATAGTGACATTTGGTTATTGGGTTCGTATTGGGCAAAGTAGTATGACCCCGGGGTTGTGGTGGTGGTCTTGTAATCCATCACCATAAGTTGATCGTTGAACTCGACAACACGATCGAGGTGGCCGCAGAGGATGTAGGGTTGGGTGTGTTCTATGACGGTTTCTCGAACAATGCCATCTGCGTCAGGTCCTGCACCGTATTCGTTGTAGTTTGTGCCAACACCAAGCTCGAACCGGAAGCTAAGTTCCACCGCAGGGGTGCCATCAGATTTGATGTATGTCGTGGCCGGGTCATCGACGTAGTGGTCGAGGTAGTCCACTACAAGTGACACGAGAGTGTCACGATTTTTGTACTTACCAGCTTTTGTCTCGCGGTCAACGACCCAATCGGCTGTGCGTTCGAGTAACCCACGAACAACTTTGTGCACCGCAGCTTCATGATCGCTGCCTTCCAGCTTGAAAGTATCATAATCCTGCATCGCGGTGTGGTATTCGATGCCGAACCGGAGATGGACTGATTCGTCCTTGGGTGTCCAGCCTTCGATCATGGTGAGTTGATAGAGCCGTGGACAGGTTTTGATCAGGCCAAGGGAGGTGGAGTCCCATGCGAATTGAATGTTGGTTCCGGGTAGGAATGGGGAGGTTGAGCCGACTGTGAGTGTGGATTCGTCGAGGGTTTGGTCAGCCATTGGAGGGTGCCTCTAGGTTGCGGCGGAGTTCTTTTTCGACTCCGACTTTCCAGAATTCGAATGATACTGTAGCTTGAATTGGAGTTTTTTGTATTTTAGCAGCAAAGATTTCTGCTATGATCTTACCAAACATTATCAGCATGACTTCGTCTGAGAAATCTTGCGAAGCTTTCCACTGATAGAATGCAGCTTTTACTTTGTAGGATTCCTCAAGGATTTCTTTTATTGTGGGTTCGGCCATGTTAAATCCTCCGGCGAATGGTTGGTTGCGGTGCTGTATCAGGTTTGGCAATTTGGAGTTTGTTCAGGATGAAGTCAAGGTTTTGTGCGGGCTTGGTTACTTTCTCACCTGAGGCTTTGCGAGCACGTTGCTTTCGGTGCCAGTCAATGATCGCGTCGATATCTTGAGAAGATAGTTTGAGTGGGTCACGAGACATTAGTTCATCAAGGTCAGTCATGTCATTTCATCCCGTAACGAGTTACCATGGTTGCGATAGTTTCGATAGCGGCTTCGACGGCTTTGTCCCAATCACCTATCACGATTACTTGAGGTTTATCGTTCACCATACGACTGTAGATATAATCTTTTTGACTGCCAATTACTAGAGTGCGATTATAATGTACCTGTAAACCATGACCGATCACAATGCAGTGATGAAAATCAGATGCTTCGGACATTGCCATGTCGCCTATTGCGAGGTTATAATCAGTCATCGGATTGTTCCTTTATCAGTTCGTCCAGTTCGCTCCCAGAAAATTTCGAATTTGCCGGTTCGGTGTATGCAGGGCCAACTGCATTGCGAGTGCGCACCCAGTCGTGGACTATATCTCGGACTTTCTCTGTCCATCCGTAGCCGTAGCGGGATTGGAAGTAGGCAACGTCCGAGGCGTGGAGGTTAATGTTGGTTCGGTGGAGTTCAGGCATCGAGGTCCACCGATTTCTTTGTGATGAACACCATGTTGGGTTCGGAGGGAATTGCGAAGATCAGCTGTTCGAACTGGGTCAGTCCGTATAAACGGCGATGATCGGCGAGGATTATTTGAAGTTGCTTAGCGTTGTTGGTTTCTACAACAAGGCCCATTTCTTCGGACATTGCACGCTCCATAAGGGCGGTTAGGAGTTCAGGTTTCAACGCCATCTGCTGCTTCCGAGAGGGATTGAACTTCAAGGATTTCGTTGTTTACGCGGGAGACGTAAACCCAGAATTCGCCTGCGTCGTCGGGTTTGACTTGGCAGATGAATTCGTCGTAGTCGGATTTGTTGAAGTGCGGATCGTTACGGTCGTATATGCGACAGGATTCGCGGCGAAGTAGGACGCGGTAGTGATTGAGGCGCAGGCGGAAGTATTTGGCTTGTGCGTCAGAAGCGAAGCAAGCTCGGGCACCGACAGGATCGGCTTTGGCTCGGGTGAATAGGTCCTCGCAGTCGGAATAAGCTGCAAGTTGGTTAGAGAGTGCCATTAGGCTGATCCTTCGGTTGGGCGTTGATGAATTCGGCAAGCGCGATGTAGTTATCTTCGGTAAAGTAAATTATGTCGCTGCCGTCTTCGTGAATGGCTTCTATGCGAAGGATACCACCTTCGATTGAAACGTAGATATCGTTGCCGATGTGGGTGTCGGGTATCATAGCTCGGTCTCCGGGCGAGGTACACTGATGTAAGATAGGGTTTGCTTTGGGCGAGAGTCGATGACGTAGTGCACGTTGTCATCTTGATCTTTGTGCTTGAGCAGGCTGGATTCAAGATGGTAGACGTGATCGAATTCGAGGCCCTTGGCTTTGTGCCCGGTCATGAATCGGATTGTCCCGTGGGAGTTGGAGAATAGGTGCTTGGCGTAGGCGATCGCTGCGGACAGGGTCTTGCCGTGGCGAGCGAATTCCAACATGCAGCCAGCAAGGTCGCGAGCGGTCTTGGAATCGAGTGAGAGTTTCTCGTCCAGCCAGTCGTTGATTGCAGAGATGGTCTGACGTTGGGTCATGGTTTCGGACCCGAGTTTCTCCATGGTTTTGATTACCTTGGCACCTATGTCAACGCCGGAGACGTCCACGGTGTTGCCTTTGAGGACTTCCTTCATGGCAACAGCGAGGAGGGGAGCGTTGTTACGGCAGATCACAGCGGAATTGTCTTCGAGGTCGAATCCATCAAGAGTCTCGACCACTCCTCCGGTTGAGAATGCACGAAAACTTGGTACTCGCCATTTGACATTATCAACAATAACGGATGGGCAGCGGAAGGTGAGGGAGAGTGGAAGAACATCCATCCCGAATTGCTGTATAGCCGTTGGCATAGAAGATTCATCGGCTCCACGAAAACCATAGATGGCTTGGGCCTCATCTCCGACACCAATTTGCCGAGATCGACGACAAAGCTTTTCCACCATTCGGCGGTTAACGGGAGATAGGTCTTGGTATTCGTCGATAAGAACGAGAGGGAATGTAGGGTACGCGCCTTGGAAGAGCGCGGGCATGTAGATTTGGTCATTGAAGTCAACGATCCCTTGGTGAGCTTGGGAGATGGATATGTTGAGGACTTTGTCGATGAGAGCGTGAACTTCTGGCGTGGGCGTTTCATCAAGGAGTCGGACGACCGCAGCGAAGTCGCAAAGGGCTTTGTTTGCTTTGTCATTGGAAAGTGGGATGTAGCCAATGGCGCGAGCGAAGTTAACCCCGGCGTAGACCTGTTCGGCGATGTGCCAGTATTCTTGGCGTTCGTGGCGTGGGGCATCGTCGATTAGACCGCGGTAGATTTCGTTGATTTTCTTGGTGTTGAGGGTTAGTTTGCGCCCGCAGGCATCGGCCCAGATGGAATGGCCGAGTCCGTTGAAGGTCTTGACAACGGTGGATGGGAGCATGCGTTCCTTGGCTTCGGTTGCGATTGATTTGTTGAAGCAAAGGAGCATTTTGGGGGTAGTGGCGAGCAGGCGGTCGATCATTTCGAGGGTGGAGGTTTTGCCGCAGCCTGCGTATGCACGGATCATAAGGTTGGAGGTGGAGGTAGAGGCGTGGTGGAGAATTGCGGATTGCTCGGGGGTTGGTGGGTGAGTGGTCATGCGTCAATTTCCATCATTTCGTTGAGTGTATTTTGAATCTCGCTATGGAATTGCTCAGGCTTGCGGGAGTTATCGAGAAGCCATGTCATGTATTTAGGATCGCAGCGAACGATATCTTCGATGATTGATCCGGAGTATTTACCGAACTGGATACGGTCTTTGAGGCGGTAGATAGTTTTGTCCTTGCACATTGCACGGAGTTGGAGTTGTATGAAGGTCTCGATGGTAGCGCCGCGGAGTTTAAGTTCTGCCGTGGCTTGTTTGTGTAGAGAGCCTTCGATTTTAATTGTGATGTTTCTGTTGCGAGGAGTGGTCATGGCTTGTTCCGTTCTGAGGCTGTTTTGCGGGCGTTTTGAAGACTATAAATCTCTTTTTCGAGTTGGATGCGAATGGTTCTGTGTGATTCGCGTTCAGTGTTGAGATGGGCTATTCGGGTGTCGAGTTCGGATTCTTTGTTGATGAGAATTTTGACTTGCTTTTGGAGAGCTTCTTCAGCTTTGGATTGTCGTTTCATTGGCTTGGCTTTCGTGTTTTAGCATGTCGTTGAGGATTTGGTTTGTTTGGAAGAATTTCAATCGGGCCTTTCTTCACGCTGCCAGCGCGGCTTTGCGCAGGCGGTTAAATTCGCGGATTGCGTGCGCCATGAACACGACCGGGATTTGTCGGACTTCGCATTCAGGGTGCAGCCGCGCAGTCAGTGCGCGCGCCGTGTATTCGCTCGGATTGCACTGCGGGGATGGCTCCTCCGACCGTAAATAGCCGACCAATTGCGCATAGAACGCTACCCCCTTTTCAGGGTGCACGGTCCACCACCTAGCACACAGGGCTTCGCCGTTTGCGGGCGTGGTGGCGATATCCACGGGTATGTAAAATGTTGTTCCGCGCATGACGGGGGCCTTTTCTGTCAGGAGTACATCACAGTGACCATGCGTTTGGCGTTGGGCTTAGTCATCTGCCTGCGTCTCCATCTTCTTCCCCTTATACTGATTCTTGATCTTCGCGTGGAAGTAGGAACCGGGGGAAGTTGCATCGAGGAGATTGGTGTAGATGTGGGGCGGAACATCAGGGTATTCGTAGAGAGTTCCACCACGCGCGAATTTGAGGATGAGGGTCTTGGTTTTGAATTCGTAGCTGGCGGCAGCGATGATATCGGAGGCTATTGGGGTCATGGTTTACTCCTCTGATTATTCCTGATGATACCACACTCCCCCTGATAAGTCTAGAGGGAATGTGGTTGGTTGGAAGGGAAAGTTATCCAGCGATGGTGCGGATGTGGATGAAGTTCGCGATGAACATCTGCTGGATGGGGATGTTGTTGCGGGCGAAGGATTCTTGGAGTTCTTTTTCGAGCCGGATTATTGCATCTTGGTTGTCGAGGAAGTGGTCGAGGTTGACGAAGATGCGGCCGGATGAAGTGGTGTTGTTGGGAAGGTTGAAGTTGTAGACGATCATGTATTCGTGGCGAGGGCCGGTGGGCGGGGTGAATGGGGTGGTCTGTCCGGGCATCGGGGATGGATTGGAGAATTCGGTCATGGTAGGGTCCTTTGGTCGCATGGAGATTTCATCGAGTTCGGAGATGGTTGGGTTTCTTGGTGAGTATGCAGCTGGTGCATCAAGCGGATCGGAATCGTTCCATGGGGCTTGTTGGGTCATTGAAGCTTTCCTTGCGCCAGCTTGGTGGTTGCGGTTACGGTATTGCCGAGCATTTCGGAGACAGCGAGCCAACCTTGGCCGAGGAGGTCGTCTTTGGAATTGCCGTGGGATTTCAGGAGATGGCCCATGAGGGCGGCTTGGTCTTGGGCCTCGCGGATCAGGTGGATGAATTTGAAGAAGGTGTCGGATTGGGAGACTTGGCCTGCGGAGGATTCGTATTTTGACATTGGGTCAGGTACCTTTCATAACGGAGTTCAAAGGCTCGGAGATTGGCTTCGGTGGTGAACCCCCAAGTGCGGATGCCGGGGGATAGGACGATCATTATGAACGGGTCGTAGGTATTGGGGATTCGTTCTGATCGAAGAACCATGGTGGTTTGGCATTGGTAGGGGTATTTGGTGGATTGGGAATCCCACCAAGGTTGGAGTTTGGTTTTGCCCATTAAATCCTCCGCTTGATCGGTTCGGTTGGTTTGGAGAGTTTGGCGAGGATGGAAGATAAATCCACCGAGGGAGTTTTGTCGATGGAATGCGTTACTGCGTGGCGCTCGAATTCTTTCGCAGTTTCGATAGCGTCGATTGCGCGGGAGAGTGCCTCCGAGGGAGTTGGGCCGGTGCCGTATTGGGTGTAAAGAAAATTGGTTCTGAGATTTGCCTGCCAGTCGCCGGTGGAGGATTGGAATAGGTTGTTTACCAGCCAACCGCGCTCGGAGATTTCGGTAAGGAGGGTATCGAGGGAGGAGGGGATGTAGGCTTGATAGCCGTCTGGGGTGTTCATTGTCGCACCTTTATGAACAAGCGCCACCAGCCTTTGCGGCGAGGGAAATAGAAATCATAACCATATCGTTCGGAGAATAGTTGAATGGACCACGGGGCTTTGATGCCGATTACGACTTGTCCGAATCGAATCCACCATGTACCGTATTGGTAGGTTCCTGCCCAGAATAGTCTCATTTTATAATCCCCTTAGCCCGGAGCATGGACTCTGCCATAGCTTGTTGCAGTAACGTGCCGACCGGACGCTTGGCGCGGGGTAGGACATAGGTTCCGCCGTGGAAGTCTTGTGGCGGGGCGATCAGGGCGAGAGCTTTGGATAGGCCGGAGGAGTTGCGGGGGAAGGTTAGGAGAGTGAAGCCGCCGGAACGAACGGGCATCTCGACTAGGATAGATTCGCCGTTGGCCCACATATGGAGTGCGTTGTGCGGTGCGCAGGACGTTGGGTTGATGGTCATGGGGTGTCCTTCCAATTTAATATGGTGTTTATTGCAGCCTGTCCCATGGCAAAGGTTTGGTCATCTAAATGATTACAGCGCATATATGCGGTTATCATGGTAATGAGACCTTGCCCGTTACAACGTCCCCACATGAAGTCTTCCCAGAGGATGTGAATGATTGTCATGATTCGTCATCCTCTGGGTGGGGCTGGAAGATTTCATCTTGGCAGTCTTGGCACAGGCCGGAGATGTAGTATTCCTTGGCGGAGAGTTCGTCGCGGAATAGGTAGAAACCTTCGTTGGGTGGTGCTGACCCCCAACGATATTGTTCTTTGGTTAGGTAGGTTGGCGGCTTGGTGCAGAACGGGCAAGTGGTCATGCCCATTTTGTTATCCCCGGCTTTCTTGCCGTAGGGTAGTTTGTTCATATCGAATAGATCGGCGTCTGGGCGTTCTTTCTTGGCGAACATCGGCTTGGCTCCTATTCTCAGTTATACAGACCGCGATCTGCATGAGTGAGAATAGGTGGGGAGTGACCCCCACCTAAGCCTAGATCACCACCAAGAGGGCTTGGAGGCATAGCCTTGGTATTCCCAATGGGGCTGGCCTCCTTCGGCTTCCCATTCGGAGTCGGTCATCCAGTTGGGCTTGGCCATCCAAGACTGTCCGAGGTAGGGCTTGGATGCTTTCTCTGTATCACCAGCCCCTTCTGGTATCGCTTCCGTAGAAGCTGTAATATTCGATTTCATCACTTCCCCAGATTGCACGCCAGCCGGTTCGGCCAAAGGGACAGGTTCCGGCTTCGCTTCCTCCACTACTTCCGGTTTTGCAGGTACAGGAAGAGCAAGATTAGCAAACTCCATGATATCACGAAGAGTGCCGATGCTCTTTTCAGAAGCTTCCCGAGCAGCCTGCTCACGAAATCGCGCCTCTGACAGTTCCTTTTCGAGGCGAGCGATGGTTTCGGCTCGATCGGTGAGGGTAGAGGCTTGGACGTGGATGCGTTCGTTGAGTTGGTTGATGGTCATGGCATCGTGTTCAGCTGTACGAGTCATGTCCTTGATGGTCTGTTCCAACTCAGGAACCTGTTTGACCGCTTCGTTAGCCTTGGCGATTGCTTCGAGGATGGAGGAGATGTTGTTGGTATCCATTTGGCTTGGTCCTTTGGGTTATGCTGATCTTGTGGCATTGGCTATCAGCATCTGAGGGTGGGGGCAGGTTAACGTGACGGCCCCATTCACGGCTTACTAGGCAGTTGCTGACTGTCTTAGAGGGTTAAATGCCCTTGCCCTATTCTGGCATCGGTCAGTCTTTGTCAGGCATATGCGGCTGGCGCAGCCTGTAGGGTGTTGCTGCAAATGGGGCAGCTATGGGTGGTCGTGGCGGGTAGATCGGCTTGGCTTCTTCGTACCCGCCACGGGTATTGGTTAGGCCGTGGCTTCGGCAGGTGCCTTAGCCTTGCGGGGAGCAACCTTGCCAGCCTGCTTGGCCGACAGGGTGGACTTCTTCGCAGCGGCTTCCTTTTCGGCCTTGGCGACCAGCTTGGGGCTTTCGACAACGCCACCGAGCTTCTGGAGGAGTGCGATAGCCGCATCCTTGTCGTCGTTGACCTTGGCCTTACGCTGTTCGATGTTGGCCTCAGCCTGCTTGATGTAAGACTCGTCAGTCTTAATCAGTTCGTTGGCGAGGGCCGTGATCTGGGACGCTTCGATATGCGAGACCTTGAGGCCTGCGGCACGAATTTCGTTCTTGACCACTTCCTTGGCAAGGCGACGAGCTTCGGTCATCACGACACCAGCAACCTTGGAAGCGCCAGCAGTACGGCCCTTCTTCATCTTGCCGGACTTGATATCCTCCAAGTTCTTGGCTGCGATTTCCAAAGCCGCTGCCTTTTCCTTGGCGGCGTCTGCGTCAGAGAGACCCTTCGCAGACTTCACCTTGCTCATCTTCTTGTTGAGCATCACCTTAAGGCCTTCCTCAAGGGCCATCTTGAACATGGCAATGTCAGCGAGGTCGATGTCGGTATCGACTTCGATGGAGGCGTTGCCAGCCTTGGTGATCGGGATCATTAGTTTAGCCATTGTGCTAAGCTCCTATGGGCAGGATTGCCCGATGTTTGGCCGTCTATGGTGATAGCTGAGGGTCACAGGAGCCGCAGGGTTCCTACCGTCACACCATACTCTGGGCCGATTGAGCGGGATCGCTCAAGGATGGAGGGGCTGGTGTTGCCAACGCCTCCATCTTTCAATGATCCCTAGGCGATCCTTATTCCGTGGCGGTAGCGGGGCTTGGATTTGGTCTTGCAGAAGGCTAGGCGGAAGGGTCCGATGGAGAGCCAGTAAAGGCCGCCGATTTTGCGCAGGGACATTGGTTAAGCCTCCGGGTGTTGGTTGATGCCAGAGCGTTGGGGTTTGGCAGGGTGGTAGTTGTCTCCGGCTAGGTCTCTGGTGGCACGGTCAATGGCAGGGCCTACACGCATACCCGATTGAACTTTGGTGAGGTAGTGATTGAATATGCGAACCGCTCGGTCTTGGGTAGTGGCATTTATGTATTCGCTTGGTATTTCGTTGAAGCGTTTGGTAAAGAGAAGATCAGACTGCATGGCTTGCTCCTAGGAGGTAAGGGTAGTCCCTATTGCCCGGCCATTATGGCGGATTTTTGGGCTGTTGTCAAGCGGCGGGAGCGGGATGCGGCGGTTTGTCGCATATTGTATCGGTAGAGGGTATTTGGATGTAGTGAGTGGGTGGGAAACGATGTAGGTAGGTAGAGTCTGTTTCAGCAAAATCAGCAGGATACCATAGATTAGGTTCTTTGCTATAAATTGCGCATTCTGCCCAGCGTCCCATTGCAGGGTTATTGCCGATGAAACCCGAAACCATTGCGAATGTGCCGTCGGGTATATCAAGTCCTGTAAGTGGCAACCAAGTAATTGAGTGCATGGCCTGTCTCCTAGTTATCGTTATCAGCGATCCAGTCTGCGAAGGGTCTGAAGGTTTCGAACCATTCGGCGGGAGAGTTGCCGAAGGTGGAGAAGGGTAGGTGCCAAGCATTTACTTGCATGGATAAATCCCCACGTAATGAGTGCCTGTGGAGTTTTCCTGTCCGTCTATGTAGTGACGGTTTTGATCGCATTTGAAATAAAGTTCACCAAGTTCATCTTGGATTAGTATAGTCTCGCCTGCTTTGATGCAAGTGAAGTCTGCATCAAGCTCAACCTTCATGTTTGCTTTTGCTTGATCTTTGCGAAGGTATTCACGATTGTTAATATCATGAGTCACTGGTTGCGTGGCTTGTGGTTCCTCTGCCTGTGGTGATCCTTGATTATCCCTTATGATACCATAAGTGGTTTGGATAATCAAGAACTATTTTCAGCGATTTTGTTTGGCGTCAGAGGCATACACCCAAGTCCCTTGGCCATGATAGTGTTCATACCATGCGAGAACGGGATAGCCTGAGATGCCGGCGAGGTTACAGTAGAATTCGAACTTGCGGCAGTCTTTGACTTGGCTTATTGTTGGCGAGATTTTGTTGTATCTGGCCTCGCCTAGGTAGGTGATTATGTCGTTGAAAGCGTCGGCAGATTTGCAGGGTGAGTTAGAGTAGTCGATGGTTGTTTTCATAGTCAGTCCTCCATTGGGTCTATGGTGCCGGGGATGATCCAGAGACATTCACCATTATCACACCAGAAGTTTTTGTAACTATGGTATGAAAACATTCCGCATACCCACTCGTCCAGATGATTGTTCCAATAGAGCACTATCATCACTCTCTCCCGTAGATTGCAGCCGCGGATAGGCCGACGCTGATGAACAGGCAGATGATGGCAGGCCAAGGTTGGCCGAAGGTGAGGAAGGTTTCGAGTGGGGTCATGGGTCAGTCCTCCAAGCGCCAGTTGATGTAGTCAAGGCATTCGGTGATGGAAGGTGTGGCGAAGAGTAGGGCCTCGCGATAGTATAGTTCGTATAGACCGTTGGTTGTGATCCGGTAGTTTGCGTAGGAGTATAGGGTCATGGCTTATCCCCAGATGATTTCAGGATGACGGTGGTAGATGTAGGCGAGAGGGGCATAGGTGCCCCTGATGCTTTGCTCACACATTAGGAGAAAGAACTCCCAACGGGTAGCACGGGTGAGGGTGAGGGTCATGTTAATCAGCCTTCTTATCTTCAACCTTAGCTTCAATGTATTCAGCCAATTCCTGAAACATTTCGTCTTTCATAAGTTCAGGGTGATGATAGGCCCATTGATTGAGTATATCATCAGCGAGTTCCATTGGCTTTTGGTCTCCCCATGCTATCTCACGCATGTTGGCGATTAGTTGCGAAGCCATATGTTTGTAGTCCATGTTTGCCTCCTAGTAGTGATCCTAAGAATGCAACATCGCTGATTCGCCGCCGCTTGTCAACCGGGCCGGTGAGTCAGCGGTCTACGACTCTTGGTAGATTGAGATAGCGGTCCAAGGGTTATAAGCGTTGATAGTGTGGGAAGCATTGATAAACAGGACCGTACTCCTATCTCAATGGGCGCGTGGCGATGCTAATGGACCGCTGCCTCAAGGCCAATAACGATTCGCTGGGTTCCAAGAGTATCAACACTTACAGGCGTTACAACCATTACAAGGCCATCAAGAGTATCCAGCCTATCAAGTGTGAGTTAGCTCATGCGGGCTTGTCGTGCTAGCTTCGCGACTGTTCAAGCGGTCCAAGAGGCATTGGAATGGGAAGAGGCAGGGTAAGGGAAGAGGCAGGGGTTAGCCTTGCTAGCTTCGCGACAGAACCATTCGCTGTGGCTAACCCATTGAATCCCCCCTCTACTCCCTCCCGCTTTCCACCCTCCACAACCCTCCTACAGACCTCCCAGAAACCTTCCCTAGACCTTGCCATAGCCTGATATCACCTTTTGGCCTATCCCCAGCCAGCACAGTGGTATCTCTCTTTCCCTCTCCACCTACCTCTCTCTACTCTCTGTAAAAAAAATATTCACTAAAGAGAGAGAAGCTGGGGTGGAGGGGAAGAAAACGATGTAGGTAGGTGGGGAAATGGGAAATGGAC